AGCAGTCCAGCCGGACTTTGTCCAATCCCATCCCTTTTTATCAAGAGATTTAGGATCTGAAAACTCGGCTTCCAAATCCTGAGCTCCACCAAACCATGGTCCCCAACCGGCTTTTGAGGGAGTCTTGTATAAATTATTGACCTCTAGATCATTCTGATAATCAAATAACATATGATCTATAATCTGATCAATAAGAGAGGAGACAAAAATAAGTCTCCATCTACCAGCCTCCACTTTTTCTCGCTTATGGGCCTCTGGTTTAATGAAGACAGTATACGGGTCCCACTTCTTATTAGTCATACGGTTCTGGACCATAGTCCAGAGCCATTCCACCTTCACAGGGTCATACCTATAGCCGTTCCAGCCCAATACAGACTTAACTGTCGGGCCGTACTGGTCCAATGGATAACCAGGGGTAGCATCGCCATTAAGACGATCTATGACTTCTAAGTAGTGCTCCCAACTATACCAGTCTTCAGGTAAAACATACTTAACAGGTCTATATAGGAGTTCAAGTCGATCTAACACTCTACTATACAGATCTTCTGATAAGTCTGGATTGGCTACTTTGGAACGGAATTCAGCATGTCTTCTAAACGAGAGAGCTTCTGCTTCATTCGATTCCTCCGCTTTGCAGAAGCGGTATTCACTTGGATCTGCTCCACCTGTTCCCCTTTTAGCAATGTATTTCTCGACTTTTGGGTTAATAATTGGTTCTTTGGGATTTCTGCGTTTCGGTCTGACACGCCCGAGATATTTGAAGCCTGGGACGCCTGGGACTTGGGCATCCCCCGCCGAGGGTCTCTACTGGACTCCTCGAACTCAAGTGTGGCCTCATAATCCACAACTTGCTCCAACATCCAGTTTCCTGGATTCTCTGGCATCTCAGAAGCCTTCCGAGCTACATTAACCCCCACGGACGTATCATTAAACAGGATGGGTCTGTTACGGCGACGTTGTATTCGTTGCTCGAACTGCAGCGCCTCATCAGAGTCCAAATAAAAGAACCTAGAACCAACTCTAATGTACTTTCCACCCTCAGTATCATGAGTCTGGTAATCT